CTAAATAAAATCGTTAAGTATTTGTTTTATTTTTAACAAAGCTGTGCTATTTAAATCTGCCGCGTCATGATAAACGATTAGGTTTTTATTAAATTCTTTTATTGGCGTTTTTTTTATGCCATTGAGATTGTAGAACTGTGCCAGCTTGGATGAGAATAAGCTATGACCTTCACCGTTTTTTACTTTGTAAATCAACGTGGAGGGATCATGATTATGCTCAATGAAATTAATGTCATATAAATAACTGTCTAAAGTTTTAGACAGTTTATTTTTCAGCGAATTCATGTAAATTTCTTTGCATACGAATAGATTGTTATTTGTAGAAATAAATGGCGACAATAGTGTCACCCCCCCGGTTGGCCATATGGATTTATTTTCAGCCGGAACATCCATTATATTTTGGAGGGATATAAATATTTTATTTTCGTTTTTAAGAGAGAGTAGGTCTTCAGGAGTAATGATTTTGTGCTCAAGACGAAATTCAAGACCTGGCGCCTCGATGAAATCGCGTAAAAAATTTACGAAGGTTAAGGGGAAACAACTATCGAAGATTACGGTATAGAGTTTGATATTTTTTATTTTCTCCAGTTTTAATAATTCATCATATAATGGTTTGCATTTTTTATAATATTCAAGTGCCAGCGGGGTGGGGATTAAATCATTATGTTTTCTGATAAATAATTTTTCATCTAAATATTCTTCAATTTCAGTGATTGCTTTGCTTAATGGTGATCGTGTAATACACAATGCTTCAGAGGCGCTGGCAAAAGAGCGCTTTTCCATAATCACTATAAAATATCTTAACTTTTTTGAAATAAAAATCCCCATACCGACTCCTTGAATGTTTAATAATAATTGAATTTTTGCTATTTACAGGTAATTCTAATTTGAAATTTTTATTTAAATTATTTTTTTTTGATGTTTTCAGTGCAAAAAATAATAATGTTAATATTTGTTTAATGAATTATATAAATATATTAATTATATTAGATTTATCATATATGTTATTAGAATGTCGCGAATTTATGATAAATTCACTCGTATGGTGGCGTTTACAGCAAGGTTAGTGTGATTTCTTTGCCTGTGATGTTGGCATGCTTTATCTGAGTGGTAGTGAGTGGAGCGGTTTTGATTGCTACAGGACGCGCCGTTCTGCGGTCAAGAAATCCGACTGTAAACGGGCATTATCGATACTACGGGCATTAAAAAACCCGCAAACTCAAAGAGAATGCGGGTTCTTAAGGGGGTCCGTATGTATCCGATACATACGGAATAATAATTTGGTCGGCACGAGAGGATTTGAACCTCCGACCCCCGACACCCCATGATAACGGTTCATTTCCTCTTGAAGCCGCGCCAGTACTGGATTTGTTAGCTATTTGACTGTACACACAAACAGTACATAAAATGCAAAATTCTCCATTTACACATCAATCACTTAGCCCTCATTTCACCATCGCTAAGATGCTGTTTTTATCTCACCGTGTGGAACGTAAACCCAATCGATGTGATTTTCTGTGTATATCTTCGTGGACTTCGCATCACTATGCGCCATTCGTCCTTGTGGATCTATTCCTTGTTTATTAAACATGAAGGCAGAAAGCGCCCTTATTTCATGAAACGTTGGCCTTTGGTTCTCTGGTAAGGCCGCACCCACACCAACCTGATCCCTCAATGCTGAAAATGATCTACTCAGATAATCGGGAGCAACCTGGGTTGGGTGTTTTACTTCTTTGCTGGTGGGGTTACTGCGTTTTAACGGTAAACGATGCACAACATATGGGCTCGCTACATTATCCCTGCTGCGTTCAATAATTTCTTTCAGTACTGGACCAACAGGAATTGCGACGTGTGACGCCTCTTTATGCTGCACTTTTTGACGGTGAATATAGAGGGTACCGTAAATATCTCCTTTTGGTTCGTCGAACCATACACAACCACAAACACCCTCAGCAGGATGTTTAATTGAATAGCGAATCCGGGAAACTTCCAGGCGTGCATGTGTCGTCTGAAGAGCGAGATCCATTGCTGTTTTCATCCAAAGAGGAGCGGCTCTATGAATTTTTAAATAGTCATCAATAGAAAGTCGACGTCTGATCTTTTTATCAACTCTACGCATTTTTTTACGTTCTGCCGGATTATCCATCATTAATGATTCATCCACTGCATAACTGAATAGTTTTTTAAGAAAGCTAACCTTTCTGTTCTGAACGTTTGCAGATGCTTCATTGTGATATTTTTTTATGTATGCATTGACATGTTCTAATTCTATATCACATGAGTAAATGTCAACGAAAAACTCTTTTACCCGAGCGATGTCATTTAACCACATAGCCAAAGTGTCAGGGCTGGGATTTTCATCCTTAATAGCTCTCTCAAGAATAGATTGCGCATATTGAGAAAATGGTTTGGCCTCGCCATTTATTCCACCGGACTCTCTGACCAGATTCTCAATGGATGGGATTCTTTCTGGACGCATTCGTAGATTATATTCTTTGGCAATAGCTATAGCCATTACACGATCCGAGCCGAGGCTTTTCCTTTTTCCTGTAATCAGGGTGAATCTGTATTTTCCAGTTGCTTTATCAAAAAGCAGATAATCAGGGAGATTTCTGTTCTCCCTTTTACGAGGTCTTGCGGCCATGTTAATCCTCTTGAATTAACTGACGAACCTTTTCGCTTACCAGTGAGTCCACGCCCCACTTCTCCGAGGAATATACGAGGATCGTTCCATCCACGATACGCCCCAGAAGGTGGCCGTTCTCAATCCAGCGCTTAATAGTTCTGTTGTCAGGAATTGAGCCGGGTTCAAATTCTCTCTTTCCCCACAGGCTCGCCTTCATCAACTTGGCCATGGTTGTTTCTCCATATGCACCGGCTGCACCCGGTTTAAATCAGATATTGCTGCTGGTGGCTGGAGTCAGCCTTTGCCAGATAGCCGAAACATATTTAGCCTGGTGGCGGGCATCGGCTAGTGTGTTATGCTGTTCACCTATAAATGGCATATCTTTTTTAGGATCGAAACCAATCGAACGACCTAGAGTAACCAGTGTTCTCACATCGTGATCATTCCAAAATAGCCACGGGCAGATTTTTCCGGCACGTTCATAAGTACCGCGTAAATTTACGTTGTCGAATGTAGCCCCGTTACCCCAAACCTTCGTGTACTTTATGTTATCTGCGTGGCGCCCGATGAAATGAGTCAGTTCAGATAATGCCGCCGGAATAGGCATGGCATCAACGCAAATAGCCGCCCGCGCTTCTGGGCTTTGTCTCATCCACCACAGAATGGTATCGCCATCAGGGATGGTACCTTGCTCCATTGCGCTTTCAAGGCTAACGGCGGTATAGAACTCAGGTCCAATTTCACCACTTTGCGGATCGAAGAACACAGTACCGATGGAGACAACAGGTGCGTTAGGTTTTTTACCCATAGTTTCAAGGTCGATCATCAAGTTATTCATAAATTAGTTGTCCCCTGTTGCGGTGCTGCTGGCAGTGGCATCCAGTGCGTAACCAAGATATGCTCAATGCAGTTCATCTGATTACCGCCAGGCATGTTAAAAAACAGTCCAGAATGCTCATCGAAATATGAAACATAACGGTATCCAAACTTGTTCTGGACAATTACTTCTTGCTCCTCTTCCGGCATCCGCTCGCTACAGCTTACCCAATCATCCGGAATTGCCGGAGAGTTGCCAGCCTGAATTATCGCTGCGCGAACTGTGCGTGCAATTCGTTCACGTAACTGTTGTGTGCCGTGATACTCAACAGCAATATCACGCAGCTCGTTTACCAGTTCTCGGATTTGATTCTCTTTCACGATTTACCTCCATTGAGCATGGCGGAGCGGCAGGCGTTCCACATGTCAGCAGCAATGCAGCACGCATATTCATCAGGGTTGGCCGTGGGCAGAATACTTTTAATGACCTTGTAATCTGGCTCAATGGCGGGCGGCACTACCGGCGCCGGCTGCTCTTTACTAACCAAACGCGTTATTTCTGATTCCAGGAGTGAGCCTAAAACTGTGCTCGTACAATGCTCGGCCCATTCGTTGTTTTCCAGCAGGCCAATAATATTGAGAACATCATCGTAAATGCCTGTTACCGACGCTGGCGGGGCGGCGTATAGCGGTGTAACTCTCAGTGTTAGAGAGTCGTCGCTCTGGTGAATTAAATCGCGGTACGCCCCTGCGTTTTGCGCTGACGAGTGAGTGTTATAGACCTCGCCAGCCATATTCGTTAGCGCGTAACATGCTGGCTCAGCGCTATCAGCCTGGCGGCGTTCCTGTAGCTCACACAGGGCTGCTGCAACATAATGGCTATTGTGCTGATCAGCCCACTGAATGAGCCGAATCAGTGTTGCATTTGAAACGCGTTCGTCTGTTAGTTTGTTATTCATCTCCGAACAATTCCTCGTATTTAATAAACTCACCAAAACACTGCAATTCAGCGCCAGCCAGGAAATAACCTAACGCCTCGGCTCTATCTGTATCTTTATTGAATGATGCAAGCGGGTAGCGCTCGTAGAATTTATTAATAAGCTCAGCGATTTTTAATTCTGGTTTATCAGCGTCCCGCGATGCCAGCGCAATACGCGCCAGCTCTTCCGCTTCTTCTGCCGGCAGTATAACGTTGCTACCAGCGCCATATGTTTCGCGCCACTGCTGGATTTTAAGCAGGCGTTCTTTGGTAATAGTGGTCATGGGTTAGTCCTCAACACTGATATCAACGGCCACTTTCATTCTCCCGGCAGAAACTTCAAAACCGGTGACATCCGCATTCAGCATGTATTCAGATATAACCAGCGCAAGAAGTTTTAACTTCGCGTCTGTATCGTTACCGTTCAATTCTTCAAGAAGCTCAATAACTGGCTCCATATGTTCGCCCATTTTCATGCTCACTCCACCTTAACCTTGATGCCAGCGGCGCGGATTGCTTCGATAACATCGTCAGCCTTGAGGTATTCACCATCATCTGCGCTGTGTACATACCAATCGTCATAACCATCAGCACCCGGTTGAAGCCGTTGAGGAAGAGTGACCTCCCGCGCCTCCAGTTCTGCTATGCGCTTACTTCCATCAGCAATAACGCCCTCGTAATACTCACGCTGTTCGGCGTTCCGCTTTTCTGCTGCATCCAAATCCTCGCCTAACTTCTGCGCCATCTGGAACCAGTTAGCTCGCTGTTCTTCTTTGGTTTCCAGCTCATCCAGCAGTGCCGTAATTATCTGTGCGGCGTGGCCACACTCATCAACGATAGAAACTGTTGTGCCGGTTTCGGTGCCATCGACTTCAAACCGCAAATCGATATCGTCAGAATCAATATCACTCGCTTCAAATTGAGAGATGTATCTCATAGTGAATACAGATGCTTTTGCTTTGCTGACGAGCAGCGCCTGTTTGTCGATTGTCATGCATCCTCCAGCTCTGCGATGGCATCCATTACGTCAGAACCACGAATAAATTCAAAAGCGTGACAGGCCATTTGAAATACCAGTTGTTCCTGTGGATGCGGTGATTCCCAATATCTGAACCCGGCCCGATGTGAGTAGCCCTGCATTGTGTAAAATCGACCAGCAAGCTCTATAGCAGCATCAACAAGTTCGCGATTAGTCATTGGTTTGTCTGTCATGCTGCACCGCCTTCAACACGCTCCCACAAACGTTCTGATCTGATTGCCTTCACTACAGACTCTTTATCTTTTATGCAGCACATTGGCGTAGCTCCATCAGCTCATTAAAGCGGGCCATAAACAGGCCGAAAGCCTGACCGGGGCGAAGGGGGTAGATTTCGAATAAATCTGTCGGGGGGATACCTTCCAGTATTACCCAGGGAATACTGTCATCAATATCCAGATCGCGGCGTTCAGTTGCCAGCATGGTCAGATCTGCATACTTCACTACGCTGGCTTCTTCCAGTGGCAAGCCAAACTTAAAGCGGATCAGTTGATCGGTACGTTTCTCAATCTCGCGATAATCAGGCAGTAACGCTTTTAATGGGGCAGGGATATCCTGGCAATACGCTTCGGCTGCGTCGTGCATCAGGGCTTCAAAGGCAAACTCCGGTGATACAAGCTGGCTGCACAGTACGGAATGCTGCGCCACGCTATAAAATTCAGGGAGATGTCCGGAGAAGCGGCAAATATTGGAAAGCGCCACGGCGATATCTTCAATATCAATGTCGTCAATAGTTGCGCTGAGATAATCAAATTGTTTACCTGAAAGTGTTTGAATAAAACTCATCGTTGGTTCTCCTTATAATTTATTTCGCGCTGCACCGCGTGAATTTTGGTTGTGCGAATCCCTCGCCGGGTGGCGATAATTAACAGAATTACACTTCAATAAATCCCCGCGGTGCCGGGGATTTAATGCAGAGCAATTACGCTTTAAAGTTACCGATGAACGTTTCTACTGATTCACCGTCGAATTTGCTGATCAGCAGGTCGCGGAATTCATTGGCGATCGCTTCTTCCTGCGCTTCCAGTTGTACGATACGCAGAACAAAGCGAGGTTCATCACCGGTCAGCAGGCTGTTGCGGAGGCTGAACGCACGTTCACCGAGACCCTCATACGGAACACATTTGAACTCAAAAGCCACCGGCATAACATCTTTACTGCTGGCCTCAACGCTTTGCATAAGGGATTTCTTACCGCTGAAATCGCCATCTTCATGATCCTGCTGGGTTGCCTGTTGGATTGTAATGCGGCGAACAGCCTGGGCAGCCTGTGAAATCTGCATTGTGTTACCGTCAGCATCGAACGCCAGGAGATAATCGCTCCAGTCTTCCAGCCATTCGGCGATCTGTTTTTGTTTCAGGCGTTCCCCGTTGATCTGTAGCAGGGCGCGGAATGGTGCAGTCTGTTTAAGCGTGACAGAAGCAACGTTGTCTGCATGACCGGGGTTATCCAGCGTACCAATATTGAAAACTGAGCGAGCTGTCATATGGTCTGCGTCGATAAAGCAGCGTGCTTTTTCAGTAGCGCTGGCATAGCCCTTTGAATAACGAACAAAGTCTTCAATGCTGGTGGTAGTCATGGCGCCGCGGAAGCGGAAACGCTCCAGAGCAAAGCGTTCGAGGCTTTCAACACCTGTTCCGGCAGGTAATAATGCTGTCGGGCAAGCCAGCCCCTGAATATCGTTCAGGTGATAGCCAGAAAGAACCAGGTCTTTTACCTGTTGAAAAGTGCCGCTGTCTAACTGAGACATAAAAATTCCTTATTAACTAATGATCGAAGTGGTGGCCGTGAATTGGTTAGCTGCGGTTCACTGAGCCGCTTTAAGCTTTCCGTCAGTAGTGCCTTTAATACTGAACAGTTGACCCTGATCTTCCTGCAGTATGGTGAGCTTTCCGCCCTTGTTAACCCACATTGGAGTTTCTGTTGTGTCCTCTTCTGACGCTTTACCGCGCGGCGTCGGAGTGCTGTACTGCAGCTTGTGTTTAATTTTGACGCGCTTCTCTTCGACTGAATTTCCCATGCGCTCAAAATCAAAGGTGAGGACTACCTTGCCTTTATTGCCGTTATTCAGAACGCCTAATCCGACAGTATTCAGCGCTGCCGCGATTTTGTTCATGAACACGCCGGCATCCAGTTCGCCCAGAAAGTCGGGCACAACGGTCATGCGGTCATCATTCATCGTTAACCCCTCAAGATGGCGGTTGCCACCGCCAGTTGGTTTCTCCACAAAACAGAAAAGAGCACCTGCTGTAACAGCTTTCCGGGTGGATTGGGTAATGAGCCCGTCGCGCGGAGATGCTCTTTTCTGTTGTGTAAAAAGGTCGGCGTCACGGCAGAACACTGTCGCCTTCCTCCTGTTGTTGGAAGAGCCGGACACCGACAAGACTTCACACAGCAATAACGTTGTGGTGCCGGGTGCCTCCCGGTATCTGGCGAAGGTTGCACGCCAGACGGGTGCTTAACTACAGAGGATCGACTGTCAGCTTCAACCTTACCCGCGTGCGCTGAGCCGCATTCACCACAACGATAAGAGTTCTCTCCCATACAGAAGCGCTTTACCACGCGGAAAAAACTCTTATCTGTTGCTCTCCTGAAAAAGCTGGCGGTTTCCGCTAACGTAATGGAACGGGCCGCCAGAATATCGCTTGCACTGGCTACAGGTATCTTCGGGCGGGGCACCGATGACCAGTCGGTACAACCCCTACGGTATTTACACTCCGACGCCGTGGGTTAAACGGCTCCGTGTTGTCGGCTGAGTTATCTGTTGCTGGTGGTCAACCCAGTTCCGCAACCCCTCCCGAAGACACCTGTCAGCGAATCATCCGGTCATTCGTATGCCACCGGCGGCTACTTCGTGGGCGTCCTGCCTGTTCGCTGCTCTATGAGTGCAAATTACATTTAAATTGCACATTGCGCAAGCATAAAATTGCGATATATGCAATTTTGAGTCAAAAAAAAAGCCACCATAATGGTGGCCTTGTCGACGCTTTCTATTAATTGTGTCGTTTGAGTGACTGCGTCTGGCTTATCAGAACCTTGCCAAAAACACCGAACCTGCACTCGTTGTCTTTGGTAATACTCCATTCCCTGTAGTTAGTGTTATCAGATATCACCAATAATTTATCGGGGATCATCTGCAGCCTTTTTACGTATATTTTATCATCAAAGCCAAAGACATAGATGCCATCACCATCGAACTGGTTGATGCTTATATCGACAAAAATAAGATCTCCCGGTTCAATTGTTGGCGCCATGCTGTCACCGCGCACGTTAATCACTTTAAGCTCAGCGGCAGGGCGCCCGCCAAACATAGCTAATGCTTTGTCCTTGTTATATTCGATAGCATGGATTACATCGATAACATCACCGCCCTGAATGAGTCCATTACCGGCGCTTGCACTGACATCCAGTATCTCGATACGGAACAAATCCTTCACGTTAGCTGAATCCTTCCTCATATCACTGTGTTTACATACAGTATTACCTTTTGAGTCTGAGGTAAAGAGTTCTGCTATATCAACACCTAAGCAGTCAGCCAGCCTAGAAAGTGTTTGTTCGGTAAATTGCTTTTGCTTGCCAGTCTCCAGACGAGAGATGTTTGCGGCATCCACGCCGATGGCTTCTGCTAGCTCAGCAATTTTCATGTTCTTCGCGCGGCGAAGTTGTCTGACACGGTTTCCTATATTCATGCGTTCATTACATTAATTTTTTGCGCATTGTGCAAATCAACTTGCGCAATTTTGCTGTATGAAATAACATGCGACATACGCAAAAGAAGGGGGTTTTATGCAATCACCATTGAGAAAATTGCGGAAATCGCATGGTTATACGTTACAGCACGTCGCTAAAGGGGTTCAGGTTGATCCTGCAACATTAAGCCGGGTTGAAAGATGCGAGCAGGCTCCTTCAACAGAGCTTGCTGAGCGCCTGGCTCAATTTTACGCCGGAGAAATTAGCGAGATGCAAATTTTGTATCCAAACAGATATCAGCTTAGTGATTCGGCGATTTGACCGCCACCACAGCAGAAGGAGTAGTTCCGTGGGACATGAACCTGAATGGAAAGTTGAAAAGCAGCCCCGCTGGCTGGTGGCCGCGATTAAAAAGACGATTTCCAGTCTGCATGGCGGTTATGAAGAAGCCGCAGAATGGCTGGATGTCACCAAAGATGCTCTGTTTAACCGCCTGCGTACTGGTGGTGATCAGATCTTCCCGATTGGGTGGGCGCTGGTACTGCAACGCGCCGGAGGAACCTATCACCTGGCACATTCAGTAGCCAGGGCATCAGGTGGCGTTTTTGTTCCGCTGGCAGATATGGAAGAAGTGGATAACGCAGATATTAATCAGCGCCTGTTGGAAGCGATTGAGCAGATCACCAGTTATTCCCAACAAATCAGGGTAGCTATCGAAGATGGCGTTATTGAGCCACATGAAAAAGCCGTGATTGATGAGGAGTTGTATCAGGCGATCGCAAAGCTGCAACAGCATTCGACACTGGTATACAGAGTTTTTTGCGCGCCAGAAAAGGGTGACGCCCGCGAGTGTGCAGCTCCGGGCGCCGTGGCGTCAAATTTTATGGAGAAAACCAACGCATGAACAGTTTAACGGTAAATAACCGTTTGTCGCAACAACCGGGGATGTATGAGTACCGGCCGTTGCGTCATGAATGCAGATTACCAAATAGCCTGGTCGTGCGTAACCACAGGGAAAACAGCCTGACCGTGGGGGATGAATCGTGCAGGAGCTTAACCGCTGGTTTCGGGATGGAAGGGGACTTTATGTCCATGTCATTCGCTGGGAACCAGAAACTGAGCGCGTTATCTATCTGCGCAAGGGCTACCCGCATGAGTGTTTTAGCCCTTTGTGGAAATTCAGGCGTGATTTTGTTGAGTGTGAAGCGCCAGGAACACATTGATTCTGCAATTCCGGGACGTTACACTGTTCAGGCACCTTATAAAGCGGGTGCCGGGATTGGCGTCCTGGAATTGTTATCGGCGACAAATGACGCGCCTGCGTCTTTTTTATTGTCGCAGCTCGGCTATATCCAAATTATGGTGGGCTGGGTAGGGGCACCGAAAGGTGCGCCGGTTTCCGATAACGCCGGTTACGCCAACCCTGCTCAGTTCACCACCAGTGAAATTGGCGTTTCCGGTGGTGGAGTCACATCCAAGTTATCGGAGGCGGCCATCATGGCTACAGTCCCAACTCTCGCTCAACCTGAAATCAGTGTTATTAACGGGCAAGCCGTTACTTCTTCCCTTGCTGTTGCCGACTACTTCACCAAACGTCATGACGATGTTCTGAAAAAGATCCGCGCACTTGATTGTTCTCCTGAGTTTACTGCCCGCAATTTTGCGGTGAGTGATTACACCGACGCATCTGGCCGCAAACTTCCCTGCTACAACATCACCCGCGACGGCTTTGCTTTCCTTGCTATGGGCTTTACGGGCAAACGCGCCGCCCAATTCAAAGAGGCATACATCAATGCCTTTAACCAGATGGAGAAACAGCTTTCAAAGCCGTCGGTGCTGAGCGATGCAGCACATAATGCCAGCGTTCTCTATTCCTACATTTCATCCCTTCATCAGGTCTGGTTACAGCAGCTTTATCCCATGCTGGAAAAAGCGGAATCTCCACTGGCTGTCAGCCTGCACGACCGCATCAATGACGCTGCGGCGCTTGCGAGCCTTATCAATATGACACTGAACCGTTCAGAGGTAAGGGGGCGCAAATGATCCGGAATATTTTTAAACGGTTCACCAGCCAACGTTTTCATTGCCCTCGTCCAGGACAGTGGTACAGCACACCAGAAGGGTACGTACTGCGTATTAGCCTGGTTGATCGTGAATGTCAGAAGGTTGTCTGTGAGCCTCTTGGGCGTAATTACCGCGTCAACATGCCGCTTATTGCCTTTCGTTCCGGCAAAAACATGAAGCATCTCGGAGGTGCTGCATGAGCACTAAATTAACAGGCTATGTGTGGGATGCCTGTGCAGCTTCGGGAATGAAATTATCCAGTGTGGCTATCATGGCTCGCCTGGCTGATTTCAGCAATGACGAAGGGGTCTGCTGGCCATCCATTGAGACAATTTCTCGTCAGCTTGGGGCCGGGGTAAGCACAGTCAGAACGGCGATAGCAAAACTGGAAGCTGACGGCTGGTTATCACGTAAAGCCAGACGTCAGGGAAACCGTAATGCCTCCAATGTTTATCAGCTAAATGTGGCAAAGCTGCAGGCGGCTGCATTTGCTCACCTGTCAGATCCTGACCCATCAGAATCTGACCCATCAGAATCTGACGCATCAAAATCTGACCCGTCGAAATCTGGCAAAAACGGCGGTTTTGACCCGTCAGAATCTGGCGGGGATCCGTCAGTAAAATCAAAACAAGATCCACAAGGTAATAAAACCCTTTCTTGTCCGGACGCTTCGCAACCGGACCAGCAGGTGACAGACCAGGAGTTTTTATCCCGTCATCCGGATGCCGCTGTATTCAGCTCTAAAAAGCGTCAGTGGGGAACGCAGGACGATTTGACCTGTGCTCAGTGGATCTGGAAAAAAATCATCGCCCTGTATGAACAGGCCGCGGAGAGTGACGGCGAGCTGGTTCGTCCGAAAGAACCTAACTGGACCGCCTGGGCAAATGAAATTCGCCTGATGTGTGCTCAGGACGGGCGTACCCACAAACAGATCTGTGAAATGTACAGCCGGGTAAGCCGTGATCCGTTCTGGTGCCGTAACATTCTCAGCCCCTCAAAACTCCGGGAAAAGTGGGATGAATTGTCACTGCGTTTGTCCGCGCCCATCGGCGGACGTTTCGAAAACCGTGAAGATCCGATGTTCAAATCCAGTTACGGAAATGTGGATTACAGCCAGATCCCGACAGGGTTCAGGGGGTGATATGAGTCTTATGGGAGACGTTCAGAAATTCATTGAATCCCATCCGGGATGTACTTCCAGCGATATAGCGAATGCTTTTGCAGATTTCCCGCGTAAAAGCGTCCTGCAGTCGACAAGTAAGTTACGCCAGTGCGGGCGTATTGCTCATCGCTTTGAAGGTAAAACTCGCAGACATTTTGCTCTTGAGACAGACATACAGCCGGATCAGGAACCAGATATCGGGACTAAACCTGTGCGGAGCTGTTATGTCGGAACCAACGACCCGCAGGTGATTATGCATCTGATACGTCAGGCAGAAACGCTGGAGTCGGGAGGGTTGTTCCGTCGTGCAGCTACGGTATGGATGGAGGCATTCCGGGAGAGTCATATCCCGTCGGAACGTAGCGCCTTTCTGGCGCGCCGTGAACGGTGTTTGCGGAAGAGCAGAAAGTATGTTGCATCAGGTAGTGAGTGGTATCTGTCAGGGAATTATGTGGGGTCTTAATGAGCAATAAATATTGCCAGGCGCTGGCAGAACTGCGCAACAAATCAGCACACGAACTGAAAGAAGTCGGCGATCAGTGGCGCACGCCGGACAACATTTACTGGGGCATAAATGCCATGTTTGGTCCGTTTGTTCTCGATCTTTTCTCGGACGATGAAAACGCCAAATGTGAGGACTATTACACTGCGGAAGATAACGCGCTGGCGCATGACTGGGCGGATCGTCTGGCTGAACTCAACGGGGCCGCTTTTGGTAATCCTCCTTACAGTCGCGCCAGCCAGCATGAAGGGCAATACATCACAGGTATGCGATACATCATGAGGCATACCAGCGCTATGCGGGATAAGGGCGGGCGCTATGTTTTCCTGATCAAAGCTGCCACCAGCGAAGTATGGTGGCCGGAAGATGCAGACCATATCGCGTTTATTCGTGGCCGAATTGGTTTCGAACTGCCGGCATGGTTTATCCCGAAAGATGAAAAACAGGTGCCTACCGGCGCTTTCTTTGCGGGGGCGATCGCTGTATTCGATAAGTCATGGAAAGGACCAGCGATAAGCTATATCGGGCGTGATGAGCTTGAAGCTGGTGGCGAAGCGTTTCTGGCGCAGATCCGCCGCGAAGCGAAACGCCTGGTCGGGAAGATGGTGGCATGAAGCTGACCCTGCCATTTCCGCCGAGCGTGAACACTTACTGGCGTCATCCCAACAAAGGGCCGTTTGCCGGAAAGAGCCTGATAAGTGTGGCGGGACGCAAATTCCGGAGCGCAACGTGTGCCGCCATCATTGAGCAACTTCGCCGACTGCCGAAACCGACATCAACCCATGCAGCGGTAGAAATCATTCTGTATCCGCCAGATAAGCGGATCAGGGATTTGGACAATTACAACAAAGCGCTGTTCGACGCACTGACTCACGCAGGAGTCTGGGAGGACGACAGCCAGGTAAAGAGAATGCTGGTGGAGTGGGGACCAGTTTTCCCGAAGGGGAAGGTAGAAATCACGATCACGAAATTTGAAACAGGGGCGGGTGCAGCCGCCTGAAAATGGAGAAAGAAGCATGAATAATTTAATGGTCATTGATGGTATTGAAGTTCGCCGCGACGTTCATGGGCGCTATTGCCTTAACGATTTGCACCGGGCTGCGGGTGGAGAGCAGAAATACCGTCCGAAGTACTGGCTTGATAATAAGCAAACCCGTGAACTGATTGAGCAACTTTTCACCGAGGGCGGAATTCCACCCTCGGAACAAAATCAATCAGTTAGCTTTTTTCAGGGCGGTAGTGATACCCGAGGTTTGGTACGTGCTCCAGTAAATACTGTTCGCGGTGGTGCTGAACAAGGTACATACGTATGCAAAGAACTGGTATTTGCTTATGCAATGTGGATCAGTCCGTCTTTCCATCTCAAGGTGATCCGCACGTTCGATCGGATTACCAGTGCGCCACAAACATCTTCTGGTATGGCTGCCGATAAGATGCAGGCGGGGGTGATTCTGCTGGGTTTTATGCGCAAAGAGTTAAACCTGTCCAATTCATCGGTACTGGGCGCGTGTCAGAAACTCCAGGAGGCAGTGGGACTACCTAACCTGGCGCCACAATATGCCATTGATGCTCCGGCTGGCGCGCTGGATGGTTCAAGCCGCCCGACGCTGGCACTGAGCGCGCTGTTAAAACAGCATGGTATCCGGATGACGGCTAATCAGGCGTATCAGCAGTTAGCAAAGCTGGGTATTGTTGAACATCGTGAGCGCTACAGTCGCTCCGCGATTAACGGCATTAAAAAATTCTGGTCGCTGACGGCGAAGGGATGCATGTTCGGCAAAAACATCACCAGCCCGGCTAACCCTCGCGAGACGCAGCCGCATTTCTTCGCGTCAAAATTCCCTGAGCTGCTGAAGCTGCTCGATACTGTTCATTGAGGTGATCGTGAGAGCCTTACTGACCCCTGAAATTGCTCCTCGTATGGGCGTTGTATTGTTCAGGCCGGGATCGGAACTGATGCCCCTGTTTATGCAGGGGCGTGTTCTGCTTGAACCAGAGCCGGAGCAATTTTCATCTTTCGCCAGCGGCGCGGTCCCGGCGGTATCACAGCCGCTGGCGGATGATCCTGCTGTTCGTGATGTGTTCCGTAATGAGTCGGTTATTTATCGTGCTGGTGGTCTGGATAGCCTGGAAAGCTGGTTACTCCGTAGGAATGGCTGTCAGTGGCCGCATTCAGACTGGCACAGCGAACAGATGACAACCATGCGCCACGCTCCGGGGGCAATCCGACTGTGCTGGCACTGCGATAACCTGCTGCGCGAACAGTTTACGGAACGGCTGGAATCAATAGCTATGGAGAACACGACAAAATGGGTTTTATCGGTTGTTTGTCGTGATCTGGGTTTTGACGATATGCACGCAGTTACGCTCCCGGAACTGTGCTGGTGGATGGTACGCAATGACCTGGCAGACGTTTTACCGGAGAGCGCAGCGAGAAAAGCATTAAGGATGCCGAAGGCAATTGTCCAGTCAGCTACCCGTGAAAGTGAAATTGTTCCGTCGGTGCCGGCCACCAGCCTTGTACAGGATAAGGCGAAAAAGGTGCTGGCGCTCAGGGTTGATCCTGAATCGCCGGAAAGCTTCATGTTACGTCCGAAACGCCGTCGATGGATCAATGAGAGATATACCCGCTGGGTTAAATCCCAGCCGTGCGCGTGCTGCGGGAAGCAGGCGGATGATCCGCATCACCTGATAGGCCACGGTCAGGGAGGGATGGGAACAAAGGCGCATGACCTCTTTGTGCTGCCGTTGTGCAGAACGCATCACAATGAGTTACATGCGGACACCGTGGCATTCGAAGAGAAATACGGCTCTCAGCTGGAGTTGATATTTCGTTTTATCGATCGCGCGCTGGCAATTGGCGTGCTGGCGTAAATGGAGAACGCTTAATGATTAATCCTTCTGAAGTTGGTAAGTCTGGTGAAATGGTTCGCCTCCGGACTCTTGAAAGTATCTGGATACAAGGCAAGCTTCGAATGTGGGGGCGCTGGTCATATATTGGTGGTGGTAGTGGTGGGAATATGTTTAACCAGCTTCTGTCATCCGGGAAGATAACTAAAACCGCTATTAACGACGCTCTTCGTCGGATGAAAAAATCTGGCATTACTAAGCCAGAGCTGGAGGCCTTTCTTCGTGAAATACTCAACAGCAAAAATAAGGCAGGATTAGCATTCTGTACTGACGAGGAAGGATTGAAAATAGACGGTGTTATTGGTGCCACTCTGGTTAGAGAAGGTCATTCAGGGCTTTACAGCACCATAGTGAATCGATATCGCCTGCGTAAGAGCAAGCGCCTTATGGCTGAAGAGCTCCAGGTAAAACACCCGGAGTGGTGTTATATGACTTGCCGTCGCCGTATTGACTCATGGCTAAGTCTTGCCGAATCCATGCTGTACGCGCCAATGTGTGACACATTTGGCACAAATGGCGACAGATTTTACTTGAAAAGTGAGCCAGTAAATGATTGAATTATGATAGGCTCGGGACGTTAAAGCGAACTGAGCAACACACACACAAGCCTGCCACTGAGCGGGTTTTTTTATGGCGAATTACCCACGAAAGGCGTGTAAAAACGCAGGTGATCGCAAAATAGAATTCTTCTCTTGCTGGTGTCACCAACCAGAGTTATCTGTATGACACGCAAAGTATTTAACGGTTACCCAGGTAGTCATCAGTTCATGCCTTAGGAACGCTAATCAACAAAGTCCAATGCTTAATACAAAGAAAATTTCACCCATTAAGAGGAGGGGGTAATCTATTTGGATAGTTTCTCACCATGCTTGGGATGAAATTTTTATTTTATTTCGTCAGGCTGTAAAGAAGAAAAAATAGATAAGAATAAAAAAGTATATATTCAAAGTTGGGTGAGGTGTTTTTTGAAGAGAAGTAGTATATCCTAAATAATATTTTGTTGATGTGTTAAGCATAATTTTTCTATTTGATATTTTTTTCTTTTAATTTAGTGTTATTTTATTATAATTCAATTTGGTGATAATTAATCTTGGTGATAATAAATTTTGCATTTAATTAGTGCGGTAAGTTTTTATTGACACGATTTGTATTTTAAGTAAATTCCCTCATGATTTATGCTGCTCATATAAACTAGGAGGTTGAATGAAACTTAAAACATCTTTATTAGTGGCGTCATTGTTTTTTTCTTCATGGTCATCGTTTGCATCAACAGAAGAATGGATGAAAACTGCTGTCAACGAGCAGTATAATGATGCTGTCCAGATAAGAAGGGATATACATCAACATGCAGAACTTGGAAATCAGGAATTCCGTACACAAAAAGTTGTTGTCGACTTTTTGAAAAAACAGGGTATAGATGTTGTCACCGGTTGGAAGAATGCACCTACTGCTGTTATTGGAATTATTAATCCTGATAAAAAAAATACAATAGCATTACGAACCGAGCTGGATGCTCTTCCTATTAAAGAGAATACAGGCCTGCCTTTTGCCAGTACTATGACAGGTAAATATTTGGGTAAAGATGGTCCCGTATCACATATGTGTGGGCATGATGTTCACATGGCCATGTTAATGTCAGCTGCAAAAATCCTGCAACAGAACAAAGAAAAGTTTGATAACCGTGTTGTTCTGATTTTTCAGCCAGCAGAAGAAGGTGACAGCCTTCACGACCCGTTTGACAAGGATGCGCCTTTGAGCGGTGCCAATGCGCTGGTGAATGATGGTTTAATCGAAAAATATGACATAAAGCATGTTTTTGGTATTCATGTCATGGCACGTCAGCCTGCAGGGAAGATTCTTGTTGCCAAAGGAGCTGCACTGAATAGTGCTGATGGCTTCCATATCCATGTTGACGGAAAACAATCTCATGGTGCGATGCCATGGGCAGGAACAGATGCAACGTTGACTGCTGCAAATATTGTTGTTGGTCTACAGCAGATTGTCAGCCGTAATGCCGACCTGTCTGAAGGGATGGGGGTTATTACTGTTGGTAAATTTAATGCCGGAGAAACTGCAAACGTTATGAGCGGTACTGCGGATATGACAGGTACTGTTCGCAGTAATCATAATGAAGTGCGTGATACTTTGATAAAACGTATACCTGAAGTTGCCGAAGGAGTTGCCGAGGCGGCTGGTGCTAAAGCAGAAACGCAGATCGCCAAAATTTATCCGGTAACAGTGAATAATCCTGAACTGGTAGATAAAACGGTGCCTTTGTTAAAACAAAACGGTATCGATGCAGAAATTAGTACTTGGAATCCAGGGGCTTCTGAAGATTTCAGTTTTTATGCAGCAAAAGTTCCGAGCATGTTTATGTTCCTTGGAGCTGATTATCCCGATGCAAAAGATGTACAAAACAACCACAGTGATAAGTTCGTAGTTGATGAAACTACTATGCGAACTGGAATTATGGCTCATTTGGTTGCCGCTACAGCTAACTATTAATTTCAAAGAAAGTTATTTTTATATAAACAATATCTTTATTGAAGACCCGCTCAGTTGAGCGGGTTTTTTATTCCCCTCATAACTGAGAGGACCCACACGAACAGAGGGGGATGAATGTCCGAACCTGTATCCAGTGCGACAGTGTTGGCTGGTGGATTAATGGGAGCCAGTGTATTCGGTCTGGCGACCGGAACCGATTATGGTGTGGTATTCGGTGCTTTTGCCGGCGCGGTGTTTTATGTCGCCACGGCAACCAACATCGGACGCATCAGGCTGGTCGCTTATTTTATTACATCATTTATTGTGGGAGTGCTTGGCGCCGGGCTGATAGGTACTAAGCTTGCGGCAATAACGCATTATGAAAAACCACTGGATGCACTTGGTGCAGTGATTATTTCTGCAATGTGTATAAAGTTTCTCACTTTTCTTAACAGTCAGGATCTGAACAGCCTGTTCAGTATTCTTTCTCGTATCAGGGGAGGGGGAGCAGATGGTAGCAAATGACCCTTCTGCAGTTCTGAATGCCGTAATTTGTGGGGTAATAGTCATCGTTCTGATGTTTTACCGACGCGGTGATGCGACACACCGCCCCCTGATTTCGTTACTGGCCTATGTCATGGTGCTGGTATATGCCAGCGTCCCTTTCCGGTTTGTTTTTGGTCTATATGAATCATCCCACTGGCTGGTGGTGATGGTGAATATCCTTATCTGCGCCGCTGTGCTGTGGGCTCGCGGTAATGTGGCGCGTCTGGTCGATGCACTGAGGCACTGATGAATCAACAACAATTTCAGCAGGCGGCTGGTATTAGCGCCGGGCTTTCTGCGCGCTGGTTTCCACACATTGGTGCGGCAATGAGCGAATTCGGTATTACTGCACCACTGGATCAGGCCATGTTCATTGCTCAGGCGGGACATGAATCAGCAGGATTTACTGTTCTGAAGGAAAGCTTCAACTACTCGGTAGAGGGGCTGAAGAAAACCTTTGGTAAACGCCTTACTCCTTATCAGTGTGAAATGCTGGGTCGTGTCGATGGTAAGCAGGTGGCCCACCAGCCACAAATAGCCAATCTAGTTTACGGTGGCCGCATGGGGAATAACAGCCAGGGTGATGGCTGGAAATATCGCGGTCGTGGCCTGCTGCAAATCACTGGTCGTGAGAACTACGTCAGATGCGGTGCGGCGCTGAAGCTTGATCTGATCAGTACACCAGAGTTGCTGACACAGGAGAAGCATGCTGCCCGTTCTGCTGCCTGGTTTTTCACGTTACGTGGTTGCTTGATGTATTCAGGTGATGTTGTCCGTGTCACGCAGATCATCAATGGTGGCCAGAATGGACTGGCTGACAGAAATAGTCGTTATAATAAAGCGCGGGCGGCGCTGCAGGTATGACAGCGGTCTTTGATTTTGTTGAGGCCCGGTGGAAAACAATCATTGCATTGCTGCTGTTGGCAGGCGCGTTTATCGCCGGCAACGTCTGGAGTGACAGGGGCTGGCAAAAGAAGTGGGCTGACCGCAATAGCGTGGAATCTTCACAGGAAGCGAACGCGCAGACTGCCGCCCGCTGGATTGAACAAGGGCGCATAATTGCCCGTGATGAGGCTGTAAAAGATGCACAAGCACAAGCTGCTAAATCTGCTGCCACTGCTGCTGGCCTGTCTGCCACTGTTAGCCAGCTGCGTACCGAAGCAACAAAGCTTGCCACCCGCCTGGACGCCGCAAAGCACACCGCAGATCTTGCCGCTGCCGTCAGAAGCAAAACAACCGACGCCACCGCCGGAATGCTTGCCGACATGCTCGGAGATATTGCAGCAGAAGCTAAACGATATGCTGCAATCGCTGACGAACGCTACCAGGCAGGAATGACGTGTGAGCGTATTTACAACTCGGTGAGAGTCAACCAATAATCCCATAGCCACGCAATAGCGGGGCTTTTTCCCGGAATTTATATGCCACCACGAACACCTAAAGCCTGCCGTGTTCGCGGCTGTCGCAGTACAACAACAGATCCATCCGGATATTGTGAAAGTCACAGGAGCGAGGGCTGGAAACAATACAAGCCAGGACAATCCCGTCATCAGCGCGGTTATGGTTCGAAGTGGGACGTTATCCGCGTGCGTGTCCTGAAGCGTGACAAAGGACTGTGTCAGTTGTGTCTGCGTGCTGGTGTGGTGCGTGAGGCGAAAACCGTTGACCACATCATCCCCAAAGCGCATGGCGGTACCGATGCTGACAGCAATCTGCAGAGTCTGTGCTGGCCTTGCCATAAAGCGAAGACGGCCCGTGAACGTATTAAGTGAGAATAATTATCATCTTAATCCACCAGGTGGAGGGGGAGGGGAAATCCCTGTAGCCCGCATCCTACAGGACTGCCCGCCTCATCAAATTTTTACGCGCCCAAAATAAGAAACTTTTTCCCGGAAGGTTCAACCTATTGAACTGGAGGTTTTGATGGGTACTGTTGTGAGATCTTCCGGTGGTGGCCGTAAGCGCAATTTGCCTTCGGGCCAGAAAAGCAAACTGACCAGGATCGCACCGCCGGAAGAGTTAATGAGCGATATCGCGATCCGCATCTGGAAAACGCAGAGCAAAATTTTAATTGATAGGGGCGTTTTTGATCTTGAAGACGCGCCGCTACTCCTGGCGTACTGCAATGCGTTTCACTTGATGGTTGAGGCCGAAAAAGTCATCGCGAAAGACGGCCTGACCGTATCAAGTGAAATGGGTGGTGAGAAAAAACACCCTGCAGTCAATGTCCGTAATGACTCCGTTTCGCAGCTCGCCCGTCTGGGTTCACTTCTCGGGTTAGACCCGCTCAGCCGCATAAGAATGACCAGCGGAAAAAATGATCCGGACGATGAAGGGAATGAATTTGATGAGTTTGACTGATGGCTACATATCCGAACGTCAATGCGGCGAACCAGTATGCGCGGGACGTCGTGAACGGAAAGATACTGGCCTGCCGGTTAACCATTCTTGCCTGTCAGCGACATCTGGACGACCTGGAACGTGCCAAAGATCCACGTTGGCCTTACCGCTTCGATAAAAATAAAGCAGAACGTTTCCTTCGCTTTTCCCAGAAAATGCCGCACACCTCCGGAGAGTGGGCTCGCCGGAAGTTGCGGATAGAGTTTGAACCCTGGCAAAAATTTGCGCTGGGCGTGCCGTTTGGCTGGGTGCGCAAGGATACCGGTTTTCGCCGCTTCACTGAGATTTACATCGAGGTGCCGCGTAAAAATGGGAAATCGGCGATTGCGGCCGCCGTCGGTAACTATATGTTCTGTGCAGATGGCGAGTACGCAGCGGAAGTTTACTGTGGTGCCACAACGGAAAAACAAGCCTGGAAAGTTTTTGCGCCTGCACTGGCGATGGTGAAAAAGCTGCCGGCGTTGCGTCAGAAGTACTGTATCAAACCCTGGGCGAAGAAAATGACTCGTCCGGATGGTTCCCTGTTCGCGCCAATTATCGGTGACCCGGGAGATGGCGACTCACCATCATGTGCGATCATCGATGAGTATCACGAGCATGATACTGATGCGCTCTACACCACAATGACTACCGGGATGGGAGCGAGGGAGCAGCCCATCACGCTGATCATCACCACGGCAGGCTTTGATATTGCCTCGCCTTGCTATGAAAAACGTACTCAGGTTGTCGAGATACTGGAGCGCATCCGGGAAGGTGGTGAAAACGAGGCAATTTTCGGGATCATCTATACCCTGGATGATGACGATGACTGGACACAGCCGGAAGCGCTGATCAAAGCCAACCCGAATTACAACATTTCGGTGAAAGAGGGATTCCTCAAGGCTAAACAGTTGCTGGCGATGTCCACACCAGGCCAGACCAACAAAATACTCACCAAGCATTTCAACAAATGGGTGAGTTCTAAAGCGGCTTACTACAACCTGCAGAAGTGGATGGCTGCAGCAGACAAAACGCTCAGACTGTCCGATTTTGCGGGTGAGGAGTGTTATCTCGGCATCGACCTGGCATCAAAACTTGACCTTAACGCAGTGGTGCCGGTGTTCCGCCGTGAAATAGACGGCCTGAGCCATTATTACTGCGTTTCGCCTATGTTCTGGGTACCGGAAGACACCGTCTACGCCACGGACCCGGCGCTGAAAACTATTGCAGACCGTTATCAGTCTTTTGTTAATCAGGGCGTGCTGGTTCCGTCAGACGGTGCAGAAGTGGATTATCGCCTTATCCTTGAAGCGATTCTGAAATTACGGAAAACGGTGAAAATAGCGGCGAGCCCAATTGACCCCTACGGTGCAACCGGCCTTTCTCATATGTTGCAGGATGAAGGGCTTGAACCTGTCACCATTACCCAGAACTACACCAACATGAGCGACCCGGTGCGTGAGATTGAGGCTGCAATCGCTGCTGACCGATTCCATCATGACGGCAATCCTCTGATGACATGGTGCATATCAAACGTTGTCGGCAAGTACTTACCTGGCAGTGACGATGTTGTGCGCCCGGTGAAAGAAGGCGCAGGCAACAAAATCGATGGTGCAGTGGGCCTGATGATGGGGGTTGGCCGCGCGATGCTGAATGAGCCGAAAGACTTCCTTTCTAATCTCGACCCTGATGAGGACCTGTTATTCCTGTGAAATCAATAATTATCGATGTGGCCGGACTGGCAGGCTTCAGCGCGATTGTGGGAGGCATTTTCCTGAAATTTGGCGCGGCGGTTGCTCTTATGGCTGGTGGTTGTGGCCTGCTGCTCTGGGCGCTGCTGGCAGCCAGGAGAATAAAACATGCTGATTGACGCCATTTTTAGAAGCAACTCGCTGGAAAATCCTGCCGTACCGATCACGGTTGAAGCCGCTGAAAATGACGGTATTTTTAACTGCGATGTAATTGTCAATCCCCGGACGGCAATGAAACTGGCGGCGGTGTATGCCTGTATCTATGTTATTTCGTCGAATGTTGCGCAGATGCCCCTGCACGTTATGCGGCGCACCGGGAAGAAGGTCGAAACCGCCCGCGATCATCCTGCGTTTTATCTGGTTCATGACGAACCAAACACCTGGCAGACCAGCTATAAGTGGCGAGAGCTCAAACAGCGGCATATTCTGGGCTGGGGGAATGGTTTCACGCGGGTAATTCGCCACCGCCGGACCGGTGAAGTGACCGGCCTTGAAGCATGTATGCCATGGGAAACAACGCTGCTCAACACTGGCGGACGTTATACCTATGGTGTTTATAACGAAGAAGGTTCCTTTGCCATCAATCCTGACGACATGATCCACGTCAGGGCGCTGGGTAACGATCAGAAAATGGGGCTCAGTCCGGTACTGCAGCACGCCGAAACAATCGGGATGGGCATGAGCGGCCAGAAATACACGGAAAGTTTTTTCAGCGGCAACGCCAGACCAGCGGGCATTGTTTCAGTAAAAGGGGAGTTGAATGACGGCTCCTGGAAAAGACTGAAAGAGATGTGGCAACAAGCCACGGCGATGCTACGCAGCCAGGAAAACAGGACGATGCTGCTCCCGGCAGAACTGGACTATAAAGCGCTGACAGTCTCCCCGGTCGACGCTCAGCTCATCGACATGATGAAGCTCAATCGTTCAATGATTGCCGGAATTTTCAACGTGCCGGCGCATATGATCAACGACCTCGAAAAAGCCACCTTCTCCAACATCTCCGAACAGGCGATTCAGTTTGTCCGTTACACGATGATGCCGTGGGTAACGAACTGGGAACAGGAGCTGAACCGCCGATTATTTACCAGCGCCGAACGAAAGGCCGGGTATTACGTCCGCTTTAACCTAGCTGGTCTGCTGCGCGGGACCGCAAAAGAGCGCGCGGAGTTCTATCACTACGCCATCACCGACGGCTGGATGAGCCGCAATGAGGCGCGCGCGTTTGAGGACATGAATCCGAAAACCGGCCTCGATGAAATGCTCGTCAGCGTCAACGCCTCCCAGCCAGCCAAATCCACAACCCAGGAGAACACTCAAGATGAGTGAACGAGAAATTCGCTGTTACAGCGGCGAGGTGCGTGCTGAAACGCACGACAGCGAGCCCAGCCGGATCATCGGGTACGGTTCGGTTTTTGACAGCCGTTCTGAACTGATTTTCGGTTCGTTTCGCGAAATCATCCGGCCCGGTGCGTTTGATGAGGTGCTGAAGGATGACGTCCGGGCGCTGTTCAACCATGATCCTAATTTCATTCTGGGGCGCAGCAGTGCCGGTACCCTGGCACTGACTGTTGATGAACGAGGCCTGCGTTATGACATTACGGCACCCGAAACCCAGACCATACGGGATCTGGTGCTGGCGCCGATGCAGCGCGGAGATATTAACCAGTCCTCTTTTGCTTTTCGCGTCGCCCGCGACGGAGAGGAATGGTACCAGGACGAGGATGGTGTGGTCATTCGTGAGATTACTCGTTTTTCCCATCTGCTGGATGTCAGCCCTGTGACATATCCGGCATACCAGGAGGCGGATTCCGCCGTCCGCTCTATGAAAGCCTGGCAGGAAGCGTGCAATAGTAGCGCACTGCAGAAAGCCATTAACCAACGAATGGCGCGTGAGCGCGTCCTGACCCTTCTAAACGCGTAAGGAAAAAACATGAAATTGCATGAACTGAAGCAGAAACGTAACACCATTGCGACCGATATGCGCGCGCTGAATGAAAAAATCGGTGATAACCCGTGGACGGAAGAGCAGCGTACCGAATGGAATAAGGCTAAATCTGAGCTGGAAGGACTGGATGAACGTATTGCCCGCGAAGAAGAATTGCGCGATATGGACCAGAAATACATCGATGATAACAGCGATGAGCAGCGCAACAATCTGGGTAAGGATAGCAGTAAAAAGCCGGATGAGCAGCGCGGCCAGATTTTTGATAAATGGATGCGCCACGGCGCCAGCGAGCTGACCTCTGAAGAACGTAAGGCCCTTCGTGAACTGCGCGCTCAGGGTGTTGCACCGGATGAAAAGGGTGGCTACACCGTGCCGGATACCTTCCTCGCGAAAGTGGTCGAGCAGATGAAAGCTTACGGTGGTATCGCCAGCGTGGCGCAAATCCTGACGACCTCTGATGGACGTACCATGGAATGGGCTACCGCCGATGGGACTGCTGAGATGGGTGTGTTGCTGGGCGAAAACGAAGAAGCCGGCGAAGAAGATACCGAATTTGGCATGGACAGCCTTGGTGCGCTGAAAATGACCTCTAAAATCATCCGCGTATCCAACGAGTTGTTGCAGGACAGCGCGATCGACATGGAAGCCTATCTTGCCCGGCGCATCGCGGAACGTATTGGTCGCGGTGAAGCCCGCTATCTGATCCAGGGGACTGGCGCTGGTACGCCGAAGCAACCGAAAGGGCTGGCGGTTTCTGTGACCGGAACCACCCAGACAGCCGCTGCAACGGCGGTGAAATGGCAGGAAATTCTGGCGCTCAAACACAGTATCGATCCGGCTTATCGTCGTGGGCCGAAATTCCGCCTCGCTTTCAATGACAATACCCTGAAACTCATCAGCGAAATGGAAGATGGTCAGGGTCGCCCGCTTTGGTTGCCGGATATTGTTGGCGTGGCGCCAGCCTCTGTACTGAATGTACCGTATGTTATCGATCAGGAGATCGACGACATTAGAGCAGGCAAGAAATTCATGTTCTGCGGTGACTTTAACCGCTTCATTATTCGTCGTGTACGCTACATGATCCTGAAACGTCTCGTCGAGCGCTATGCGGAATATGATCAGACCGGCTTCCTGGCATTCCATCGTTTCGACTGCATTCTGGAAGACACTTCCGCTGTCAAGGCTCTGGTAGGTAAAGGCGCATCCGGCAGCTGATAATTTTCTCAGCGTAAAACAATATGCCGTGTAATGCGTTTTTTTGTGCCCGCTTACGGGTGGGCGCAGGAGGATTTCTATGCTGCTTTCAATGGATGAAATCAAGGCACAGCTCAGGCTGGACGAAGATTTCACCGATGAAGATAGTCTGCTGGCGCTACTGGGTCAGGCAGTGCAGAGCCGGACGGAAAATTTCCTCAACCGCAGGCTTTATGCAACGGCTGCCGATATACCAGAAGACGATCCTGATGGTCTGGTGATACCGGATGAAGTCAGGCTGGCGCTATTGCTGCTGGTCACCCACTTCTACGAGAACCGCTCAACGGTCACCGAAGTGGAGAAAGTCGAACTGCCAATGAGCTTTAACTGGCTGGTTGGGCCTTACAGGTATATTCCGCTATGAAATTGCGACAGGCGCAGACCAGCGCCACCTACCTTTTGCCTGACCCGGGCGATCTGGATAAACGGATAGCGATTCGCCTGCGTGTGGATGAGCCGAATGATGATTTTGGCGTGTCCCCCTCGTATCCGGAGGAAATCCGCACCTGGGCGAAGATGGCTCAGCCCGGCGCAGCCGCTTATCAGGGCTCCGTACAGACGGAAAAAATCGTGACGCACTATTTCACGATCCGCTGGCGCCGGAATATTACCGCCGATCATGAAGTGTTCTGCGACGGGCAGGTTTACCGCATCCGGCGCATACGCGACCTGAACAGCAAACGTCGTTTCCTGTTGCTCGAATGCGAGGAACTGGGCACTGAACGGGGAGAGGGCTATGCAGAACAAAGCGTTTTTACACGTTGATTTTGAACAGCCGGAAACGCTTGTTTTTAACCGGGCGAGGATGCGACGGGCGTTTGTCAGTATCGGGCAGGTACATATGCGTGATGCCCGCCGCCTGGTCATGAAGCGGGGGCGTTCCGGACCCGGCGATAATCCTTCATACAGAACGGGAAAACTGGCACGCTCCATCGGGTATTACGTTCCGCGGGCATCCAGTCGCCGTCCTGGATTGATGGTGAAAATTGCTCCTAATCAGAAGAACGGAGAAGGGAACCGCCCGATCTCCGGCGCATTTTACCCTGCATTTCTGTTTTACGGTGTACGGCGCGGCGCAAAACGTAAAAAAGGGCATCACCGGGGGGCCTCCGGTGGCAGCGGCTGGAAAATTGCTCCCCGCAATAACTATATGGTGGAAGTACTGGAACGACGCCGCAGCTGGACCCGTTACATACTGTCCCGCGAGCTCCGGAAATCCCTCCGACCTCAACGCAGGAAGAAAAAATGAAACTAACCCCGATTATTGCGGCGCTTCGCGCCCGATGTCCGTTGTTTGAAAACCGTGTTGGCGGTGCCGCGCAGTTTAAAGCGATACCCGAAGCCGGAAAGCTCAGGCTGCCAGCAGCGTATGTTGTGCCAGCCGAAGACGTCACGGGTGAGCAGAAATCGCAGACCGACTACTGGAAGGATTTGACGGAGGGTTTTTCCGTCATCGTGGTACTCAGCAACGAACGGGATGAAAAAGGGCAGTGGGCTTCTTACGACGCAGTTCACGACGTCAGGCAGGAAATCTGGAAGGCGCTGCTGGGCTGGGAGCCGGATCCGCAGGCGCATGAAATTCAGTACGCAGGTGGTATGTTGCTGGATCTGAACCGCCACGAACTCTATTACCAGTTCGACTTCACGGCGAAGTATGAAATCACCGAAGAGGACTCCCGCCAGCAGGAAGACCTGGACGTATTACCCGACCTTAAAACGCTCAGTATTGATGTTGATTTTATCGAGCCCGGTACAGGGCCAGACGGCAACATTGAGCACCACACCGGGATTACCCTCCCGTAATAACTTCTCCAGGGAAAATGAATGTTTGTAAAACCTGTAAAAGGGCGATCGGTTCCCGATCCGGCCCGTGGCGACCTGTTACCTGAAGAAGGTCGAAATGTTGATGAGAATAACTACTGGCTGCGCCGCGAGGCCGCTGGTGATGTCCGGCGCACGAATAAAAAGGTGAAAACAAATGGCGATTAGTTTTAATTCCATTCCGTCAGATACGCGGGTTCCTCTGTTTTATGCCGAGATGGATAACTCGGCGGCAAATACCGCACGGGACAGCGGGGCATCACTGCTGATTGGCCATGCCAGCAATGATGCGTCAATTGCCGTCAACAGTCTTGTTCTGGTGTCATCGGTTGATTATGCCCGTCAGATTTGCGGTGCCGGAAGCCAGCTGGCCCGTATGGTCGGGGCATACCGTAAGACCGATCCATTTGGCGAACTGTATGTTATTGCCGTACCTGAATCCACTGGCGCGGCAGCAACCGTCGCTTTGACGGTAACTGGCGAAGCGACGGAAACCGGAACGGTGAATGTCTATACCGGCCGAACCCGCGTTCAGGCTCCCGTGACCAGCGGTGATGACGCTGCGGCGGTGGCCGTGAGCATTAAGGATGCGGTCAATGCAAATCCTGATCTTCCCTTTACGGCAACATCAGAAGCGGGGGTGGTGACACTGACTGTGCGCCACAAGGGGTTATATGGAAATGAAATCCCGGTCACTCTCAATTATTACGGCTTTGGCGGTGGGGAGGTGTTACCGGCGGGTGTGAATATTACGGTTGCCAGCGGCGTGAAAGGGGCTGGTGCGCCTGCTCTTAACGACGCGGTGGCGGCGATGGGAGATGAGCCGTTCGATTATATCTGCCTTCCGTTTAACGACACGGCATCGGTGAACACGATGGCAACTGAAATGAATGATTCCGGCGGTCGCTGGAGTTATGTCCGGCAGTTGTATGGTCACGTTTATACGGCGAAGACGGGGACGCTGTCGGAGCTTGTTGCCGCGGGTGACCAGTTTAACCTGCAGCACATCACCCTGGCGGGCTATGAGAAAGACACCCAGACGCCTGCTGATGAACTGGCTGCAAGCCGTACTGCCCGTGCTGCGGTTTTTATCCGTAACGATCCGGCACGCCCGACCCAGACCGGGGAACTGGTGGACATGCTGCCGGCACCGAAAGGCAAACGCTTCACGACGACTGAACAGCAGACGTTACTTTCCCACGGTGTGGCAACGGCGTATGTGGAAAGCGGCGTGCTGCGTATTCAGCGGGATATCACGACGTACAGGAAAAATGCGTATGGTGTGGCGGATAACAGCTACCTTGACAGCGAGACGCTGCATACCAGTGCTTATGTGTTGCGCCGTCTGAAATCTGTTATTACCAGTAAATACGGGCGCCATAAACTTGCTAATGATGGTACGCGTTTCGGGCCTGGTCAGGCCATTGTCACGCCTGCCGTTATCCGTGGTGAGCTGGGATCAACATATCGCCAGCTGGAGCGGGAAGGCATCGTGGAAAACTTCGAACTGTTCCAGCAACATCTGATAGTTGAGCGTAACGCGAACGATTCGAATCGTCTGGATGTGCTGTTTCCGCCTGATTATGTCAATCAGTTACGTGTGTTTGCGGTGCTTAACCAGTTCCGCCTGCAGTACAGCGAGGAGGCTGCATAATGGGAAAAATTGCGGGAACAACGTATTTCAAAATCGACGGACAGCAACTGTCGGTAACCGGAGGGATTGAAGTCCCCATGAACACCAAAGTTCGTGACGACGTGATTGGGCTGGATGGTTCCGTTGACTACAAGGAAACCAGCCGGGCACCGTATACGAAGGTGACCGCCAAAGTGCCGAAAAACTTCCCGGTCGATAAAATTACGTCTTCTGATGTCATGACAATCACATCGGAGCTGGCAAATGGTCAGGTGTATGTTCTCTCAAACGCCTGGCTGCACGGCGAAGCCAACCATAACCCGGAAGAGGGCACCGTGGATCTTGAGTTCCACGGTGAGGAGGGATTTTACCAGTGATAAAAGAACTTGTGCTCAAAAAGCCGATTATGGCGCATAACGAAAAGCTTCATGTGCTGGAGCTGCGCGAACCGTCCTACGATGAAATCGAAGCCATTGGTTTTCCGTTCACCGTTTCCGGTGATGGCGGCGTCCGGCTGGACAGTTCGGTTGCGCTGAAATATATCCCTGTGCTGGCAGGTATTCCACGCTCCTCGGCAGCGCAACTGGCAAAACTGGATATTTTCAAAGCCTGTATGTTGATCCTCAATTTTTTTACCCGGTCGGAGACGGAGGAGGACTCAGAAAGCGGGTCTACAACACCGCATACTTCTGGCGAATAAATCCCCTGGAGCTCCGGCGGGCGGCGATATCCGATTTTCTGGAGCTGGAGTCGGAGGCTGTCCGTATCAATGAGGAAATGAAGCATGGCTGACAGTTTCCAGTTAAAGGCCATTATCACTGCCGTTGACCAGTTATCGGGTCCGCTGAAAGGGATGCAGCGGGAACTGAAGGGATTTCAGAAAGAAATGGCCGGGCTGGCGATCGGTGCTGCCGCTGCCGGGACCGCTGTTCTTGGGGCGCTGGCGCTGCCCGTGAATGCTGCGATCGGCTTTGAGTCAAAAATGGCTGACATCCGGAAGGTGGTTGACGGCCTGGATGATAAAAAAGCATTCGCGCAGATGAGTGACGATATCCTGGCGCTGTCCACACAGTTACCGATGGCGGCGGAAGGGATTGCCGAAATTGTGGCGGCAGGGGGACAGGCTGGGATTGCGCGCAGTGACCTGATGCAGTTTGCGAACGACGCAGTGAAAATGGGTGTGGCGTTTGATACCACTGCCGAAGAGTCCGGCCAGATGATGGCGCAGTGGCGGACAGCGTTCAAACTGACGCAGGAAGACGTGGTTGTCCTGGCCGATAAAATCAACTATCTGGGGAATACCGGCCCGGCAAATGCGAAGAAAATTTCCGATATCGTGACGCGGATTGGTCCGTTTGGCGGTGTTGCCGGGGTGGCATCTGGCGAAATTGCCGCGATGGGCGCTACAATTGCCGGGATGGGGGTTGAATCGGAGATAGCCTCCACCGGCATTAAAAACTTTATGTTGTCCCTTACGGCGGGCAAATCGGCAACGAAATCGCAGAAGGAAGCCTTAAGATCCCTGCGGATAAACCCGTCTAAATTAGCTGCTGAAATGCAAAAAGACTCTAAAACCGCGATCCTCAAGGTTTTAGATTCTCTTTCAAAATTGTCAGCGACTGACAGGCCACAAATACTGACCAGGCTTTTCGGTAAAGAGTCGATAGGGGCTATCGCACCGCTGCTGACCAACATGGATCTGTTACGCACCAACTTTGAGCGTGTAGCAGATGCCCAGGAATATGGCGGCTCGATGCAGAAGGAATATGCATCACGCGCAGCCACGACGGAGAATCAGCTGGCACTACTGAAAAACAGTATCCATGCCATTTCGGTCACGCTGGGCGAGACCTTCCTGCCTGCGATAAATGAGGCTGCGCTGGCGGTGATGCCTTATCTGGAGCAGGTCAGGGCGTTTGTCCGGGCTAATCCTGAACTGGTTCAGTCTGCTGCGAAGTTCGGCGCGGCGCTGCTGGCTGTTGGCGTATCCATCGGCAGCCTGTCCCGGGCTGTCAAAATCCTGAACAGTGTCATTAACCTCTCTCCGGCGAAAGTCGCCATTGCGGCGCTGGTGGCCGGCGCTATGCTGATCATTGAGAACTGGGACGATGTTGCTCCGGTGATTAAGGCGGTATGGCAGGAGGTCGATAACGTTGCGCAGGCGATGGGCGGATGGGATACGGTGATTGAAGGGATTGGCCTGGTTATGGCTGGTTCTTTTACCGTCAGGACTATTGGTGCCCTGCAGCAGTCCGTCCTGCTGGCCGGACAGCTTTCCGGTCTGCTGGGTAAAATTGGCCGGATGGGGGCCATGACGCTGACAATTGGCGTGGCGGTATCGCTCTTTAAAGAGCTTAAGGATCTGGAGCAGGGCGCGAAGGATGCGGGTATGGATGCTGGCGCATTCGCTGTACAGAAGCTGCAAACGAAAGAGCGTGAACGGGGGTATAACGGTTTTATTCCCAGACTTAAAGAGCTTCTTGGCATGGACACCCCGATTCCGCAGGGGCGTTATCAGCCTTATGTGCCACTGACCCGGCGTTCTGGCGTACTCGAGCGAGCTGTCCCGCCATCAACACAGCGCAGTGAACTCAAAGTGACATTTGAGAATGCACCACAAGGTATGCGTGTGACCGATATACCGAAGTCCGGTAATCCGCTGATGAACATCAGCCATGATGTGGGTTACTCACCCTTTCGTACATCACGATAAACCTGCTCCGGCAGGTTTTCTTATGGGGTAAATATGGCTTTTTTCTCCTCAACTGGCTGGCGCGGGCGCCTGCGTGATGCATCATTTCGTGGAGTGCCTTTCTCCGTTGAAGATGATGAAAGCACGTTTGGACGCCGCGTACAGGTACATGAATATCCGAACAGGGATAAACCCTGGACGGAGGATTTAGGCCGCGCCACGCGCCGCCTGACGATAAATGCTTATCTTGTCGGTGATGATTACGCAGACAGGCGGGATCGTCTTATTGGTGCCATTGAAACCGCAGGCCCTGGTACGCTGGTCCATCCGCAGTATGGCGAAATGCAGGGCAGCATTGACGGACAGGTCAGGATCACTCACAGCAGTACAGAAGGGCGCATGTGTCGTGTTTCCTTTCAGTTTGTGGAAAGTGGTGAACTTTCTTTTCCGGTGGCAGGAATGGCAACGGCGAAGCGTCTGGAAACGTCAGGCGGGCTTTTCGACGATGCGATTGACAGTATGTTTTCCACATTCTCGTTGTCAGGTATTTCTGATTTTATCCAGAACGATGTCATTGCCGATGCTGCCTCCATGCTGGGCGATGTTGCCGATGCTTTCAGGATGGTTGACTCCGGCGTGTCTGCCGCAATGCGGCTGTTACAGGGGGATTTGTCTGTCATTCTGATGCCACCGAGCGCCGCAAGTGATTTCGTTAACGCACTGCAAAAAGCCTGGCGCTCAGGTGACAGGCTCAGGGGCAGTACATCGGATCTGGTCACGATGATAAAAACGATGTCAGGTATCACGCTTGATCCCGGTCTTTCCCCCCGTGGCACCTGGCCCACTGACTCCGGATCTGCTGCGAAACAGAAAATGCAACGCAATATGATCGCAGCCGCCATCAGGACAACAGCCATCAGCACAGCCGTCCACGCCGTGACAACACTGGCGCAGCCGCGTGATGCACCTGGTGTCCGGGGCGTAAATCAGCCTGCAGGAACAGTCCGTGACTCAGACATTATCACTGTCATGCACCCGGCGCTGGATGGTGTACAGACAGTCAGTAATGGCAGCTCTCCACCGAATTATGAGGATCTGAAAGCTATCCGGACCGCGCTCAATGCTGCGATTGACCAGGAGCAGTTGCGTATCCGGGATGATGTGCTTTTCCAGCAAATTTCCGTTATGCGGACGGATCTCAATCGCGATATTTCTGCACGACTGGCACAGGTTGAACGTACTGCATTGCGAACGCCTGATGATGTTCTGCCTGCACTGGTACTGGCTGCAACATGGTATGACGACGCCGGGCGGGAATCTGACATCCTCACGCGTAATCCCGTTCCCCATCCGGGATTTGTCCCGGTAGAGCCGCTGAGGGTTCCGGTACGATGAATAATACGGTTTTTTTACGCGTCAACGGGCGTGACTGGGGAGGATGGACGTCAGTACGGATCAGTGCGGGCATTGATCGTATTGCCCGGGACTTTAATGTCTCGATCACCCGGCAGTGGCCTGGTGGAGAAGACGTACCGCCAGTAAAAAATGGTGACTCTGTTGAGGTACTTATTGGCGATGATTTGGTCATTACCGGCTGGGTTGAGGCGTTGCCGCTACGTTATGATGCGCAGACCATTATGACGGGCATTGTCGGGCGCAGCAAAACGGCAGATCTTATCGACTGTTCTGCGTCGCCTGCACAGCATAACGGGAAAAATTTATTTCTGATCGCCAGCGCACTGGCCCGGCCATTCGGTGTGGACGTTGTTGATGCAGGCGCGCCGGCAGCCGCCGTTATTGAGGCTCAGCCGGAACATGGTGAAACGGTTGTGGACTGTCTGAACAGGTTGCTTGGACAGGCTCAGGCGCTGGCATATGACGACGAACGGGGACGGCTGGTTCTCGGCAGGCCGGGCAGTATGAAAGCAGCCACGGCACTGGTACTTGGCGAAAATATTCTTTCCTGTGATACCGAGCGTAGTGTTCGCGAGCGTTTCTCCAGTTATCTGGTTACGGGGCAACGTCCTGGTACGGATGACGATTTCGGCGAGGCAACCATTGCTGCTATCCGGCAGAGTACTGGTGATGCAGGCGTCACGCGGTATCGTCCCCACACCATTCAGCAGTCAGGAACTGCCACAACTGACAGCTGCAAATCTCGTTGTGAATTTGAAGCCCGTCAGCGTGCGGCGAAAACGCTGGAAACCACCTATACCGTACAGGGATGGAGACAGGGGAATGGCGAATTGTGGAAACCGAATCAGGCCGTGGTGGTGTATGACCCGCTGAACGGTTTTGACAATGAAACGCTGGTGATCGCCGAAGTGACGTACAGCCAGGACAATAACGGCACCCTGACCGAAATCCGGGTGGGGCCTGCGGATGCCTATCTTCCTGAACCATTCAGGCCGAAAGCGAAGAAAACAGTCAGTGAGGAGGCGGATTTCTGATGGCTAACCATCCTCTTCAGAACATGATAACGCGCGCAGTCATTACCGCGATTGATACCGTCAGAAAATGCCAGACTGCCGGACTGAAACTTATTGCCGGTGAAAAAAAAGAGAATGTGGAGCATCTTGAACCTTACGGTTTCACCTCTGCAGCACAGAATGGTGCAGAGGCGCTGGTATTGTTTCCCGGCGGTGACCGTTCGCACGGAGTGGCAGTGGTTGTGGCTGACCGCCGCTTCAGACTGAAAGGGCTGGCGCGCGGGGAAGTCGCGATATATGACGATCAGGGGCAGTCGGTCATATTAACCCGTGCCGGAATAGTGGTAAATGGCGGCGGAAAGCCGGTTATTTTCACGAATGCCACTAAAGCCCGTTTTGAAATGCCGATCGAATCCACTGGCGATATCAGGGACAACTGTGACAGCAGTGGAAAAACGATGGCTGAAATGCGCACGACCTATAACGGTCATACCCATAAAGAAAATGGCGATGGCGGCGGTATAACCGATAAGCCTGGCCAGTCCATGAGCTGACACCATGATCCTTTATGTTAATGGAATCCGTAAGGATGCCACGGCTTCGCTCGACCTTCTGACGCGGGCAGTGGTGATTTCTCTTTTTACCTGGCGCCGCGCGGAGCGGGATGACAGGACCCCGCAGCCATACGGCTGGTGGGGGGATACCTGGCCTGCTGTTCAGAATGACCGCATCGGTTCCCGCCTTTACCTGCTGAAACGCCGTAAACTCACCAATAAAACGCCGCAGGATGCCCGCGAATACATGCAGCAGGCGCTGGCGTGGATGACAGACGATGGCGTGGCGGCACGTATTGATGTGACATCTGAACGTACAGGAACAGATACCCTGGCGGCTGGTGTGACGATATATCAGCGGGACGGGGTAATTCACAATATTACATTCGATGATATATGGAGCGAACTTAATGGCTGACAGTCAATTTGCACGTCCTGAACTTCCTCAGTTGATTGCAACCATTCGCAGCGATTTACTGACCCGTTTTCAGCAGGATGTTGTGTTACGTCGCATGGATGCCGAGGTTTACAGCCGGGTACAGGCTGCTGCCGTACATACGCTGTATGGTTATATCGATTACCTGGCCCGCAATATGCTGCCTGATATGTGTGATGAGGACTGGCTTTACCGTCACGCGAGGATTAAGCGTTGTCCCAGGAAAAATGCCGTATCTGCAAAGGGATTTGCACGCTGGGATGGTATTGCCGGAACGCCGGAGATCCCCGCGGGTACACAGATTCAGCGGGATGATCAGGTTACATTCACGACCCTGCAGACGGTGAAAGCTTCCGGTGGCCTGTTACGTGTGCCGGTTATTGCTGATGTGACGGGAACTGTCGGTAATACTGACGATGGTACGGCGTTACGTCTTGGCACGCCGATTACTGGTATTCCTTCTACAGGTTACGCTGACACTCTGACCGGGGGGGCTGATACAGAGGAGCCTGAAACGTGGCGCGCGCGCGTCATGGAGCGCTATTACTGGATACCACAGGGGGGCGCTGATCCGGATTACATCATCTGGGCAAAGGAAATTGCGGGTATAACCCGTGCGTGGACATTCCGCCATTATAAGGGGACCGGCACCGTTGGTGTGATGGTGGCTACCAGTAACCCGGTTAATCCGGCGCCTGGCGACGATCTCGTCAAAGCTGTACGTGACCATATTTTGCCGCTGGCGCCTGTCGCTGGCGGCGGACTCTTTGTCTTCGCTGCCACTGAAAAAAGCATTCCGGTAACAGTCGCACTGGCCAAAGATACCCCGGAAATTCGTACTGCTATTATTGCGGAGCTAAATGCGCTGATGCTGCGTGATGGCGCGCCGTCCGGAAAAATTTATGTTTCGCGAATCAGCGAGGCGATAAGTCTGGCGACCGGGGAAGTGGCACATCAGCTGCGTGTGCCGGCGGCAGATGTGGTACTGGGAAAAACTGAACTTCCTGTCCTGGGGAATATAACCTGGGCCACCTATACCGGGGAGAACGGATAACTATGGCGTTGCAGGACGAATATACGCAGTTACTTTATCACCTTCTGCCGGAAGGACCTGCCTGGGACGGAGAAAATCTACTGATTGAAGGGCTGGCGCCGTCGCTGAACCGGGTACATCAGAGAGCGGATGAGCTGATGGCTGAAATTGACCCGGCCAGAACTACGGAGCTCATAGACCGTTATGAACATCTGTATGGACTGCCTGACTCCTGTGCACCGGAAGGTGTGCAGACATTACAGCAGCGCCAGCAACGGCTGGATGCAAAGGCGAATGTTGCCGGTGGTATAAACGAGAGGTTTTATCGGGAACAGCTTGATGCGTTGGGGTATACCGATGCCACCATTGAGCAGTTTCAGAATCTCGACAGCACACCCGATCCTGAATGGGGGAAATTCTGGCGTTACTACTGGCGTGTGAATATTCCGGCTGATGCGAACATCTGCTGGCAGACCTGTACAAGCACCTGCGATTCTGCGATCAGAACGTGGGGCGATACTGTTGCTGAATGTGTGATTGATAAGCTTTGTCCGTCACATACGGTTGTTGTTTTTGCTTATCCGGAAGGAAAAGAGAATGCACAGAATTGATACGCCCACTGCGCAAAAAGATAAATTTGGTCAGGGAAAAAACGGATTTACGAATGGTGATCCCGCCACGGGCCGCCGCGCAACGGATCTCAACAGTGATATGTGGGATGCAGTCCAGGAAGAGGTCTGCGCTGTTATTGAAGCCGCCGGCATACAACTCAGTAAAGGCGAACATACGCAACTTCACGCCGCCATTGGCAGGCTGATCGATGAACAGGTTAAAACCCGTCTTGAAAAAAATCAGAATGGCGCGGACATCCCGAATAAGCCGCTGTTTCTCCAGAACGTTGGTTTAGAAGAAACGATAAATCTGGCAAAAAATGCCGTCCCGGCAACGCGCAGGGTTAACAACAAACCGCTGTCCGGCGACATTACGTTGTCAGCTGCTGATGTGAATGCATTCGCGCTGGGGATGACCGGAGACACACTGGAAAATGACAAATCAGTCGGCTGGAACTGGAAAAGCGGGGTTTACAACGTTTCTACTGGGGGTGCATCCAGTCTGATTTTGCATTTTAATATGAATATCGGCAGTTGTCCGGCAGTGCAGTTTTGTGTGAATTACAAGAATGGCGGTATTTCCTACCGTTCGGCACGCGACGATTTTGGCTTTGAACTTGACTGGACTGAATTTTATACCACAACACGAAAACCATCCGCAGGTGATGTCGGTGCATTACCTGTTAGTGGTGGCGTAATTAACGGTAATCTCGGTATCGGTACACCTAATATATTGGGAGGTAGTTCTATTGTATTAGGCGATAACGATACCGGCTTAAAACAAAACGGCGATGGCCTACTGGATATTTATGCTAATGGTGTTCAGGTATTCCGCTTTCAGAACGACACACTGAAGAGTAAAAAATCCATCAATGTTACCGGACGATTAACGCCAACAGACTACGGTAATTTTGACAGCCGATACGTACAGGATTTCCGTCTGGGTAGCTATGAATCTGGGCAGGCATGGATGGGGCCGGGATTCAATGATACGCCTGGTTATGTACTGACTGCGGCAACTAACGGCAATGGTGATGAGCTTATTGACGGTCTCGGAAGACGGCCAATGCAAAAATTGATTGGTAACCAGTGGTATAACGTGACGAGTGTTTAATTATGATGCATTTGAAAAATATTGTAGCCGGTAATCCAAAAACGCCTGACCAGTATAAACTCACTAAAAAATTTGGTGTCGTTTGGCTGTACGACGAAGACGGAAAAAACTGGTATGAGGAACAGAAAAATTTTGCAGCAGACACACTAAAATTTGCCTACGACAATCGTAATATTATTGTGGCAATCAATAAGGATGCGTCGAAAATAAATCCTGAAGGGCGCAGCGTTGTTGAATTACCGGATATTACTGCTAATCGCAGGGTGGATGTATCAGGACGCTGGATTTTTAATGGTGAGCAGGTGAGTAAACGCATTTATTCGCCGGAGGAGCTACGCCAGCAGGCAGAAGCGAAAAAACTGAAGTTACTCGAAGAAGCCGAAGCCTTTATTACGCCACTGGCACGTGCAGTAAAGCTGGGTATCGCAACCGATGCGGAGCAGCAGCGACTGGTGGCATGGGAACAATACAGCGTTCTGGTTAATCGGGTGGACACATCAAAACCTGACTGGCCGGATAAGCCAGCCAGTCAGTAGTCGTTACTGTGGTACTTTAATTATCCATGTATCACAAAATTACTTGTTTACGCGGTAATTAATCCCTTTGGTTAATAAAAAGTTATTTTGTTTACCAGCATATTTTACCCCATGGTAGTTCTGGGATTAATGTATCTGCCGGCCAGATTTTACACCACGGAAACGAAAGGCCAGGAAATCCTTTATTACCGCTTTCAGTGGCCATTGCAGATGAAGAAAATGCTATGGCCGATATAGCAAAAACCAGCGCTAACAATACACTGTTAAGTTTATTCATAAAATCACCCACATAATTGATAGCTATGCTTCATCCTTAACTTTTATCGCAATCCTTTTACTAGGATAAAGCAGAAAAGAAAGTTTTCTTTGAATATCCCTTGATTGTTAAGTATATATTTACTTTAAAAGTAAATAATAAGTACAATAAATTTTCTTTTCTAAAGAAAATTTACTTATATCTTAGTGACTTCGTACAGATACCTGAGCCGAATTAACACCTAAAAACTAGCAAGTCAGTAGTAGTCGTTACTGTGGTAATGCAGGCCACCTGATTGCTGTGAAGGTGGTCTCGTCTGAAACTCCTGTTAAATCCAGTGTCTTAAGCACCTTAATGTAGTTCATCCATTTAGTCAGGGTGGCCTTATCGTCGTCGCTGATTTCACCCAGCGCCAGTTCGGTTCGCCAGTCGGCAATGGTGCTGTTAGCTCCATCCAGTAGTTTCTGTCGGGTGGTTTCGGCCTTAGCCTGATAGTCAACGGGAACAGCCAGAACAGCGCCGTTCGAATACTGCCAGTCCCCATAGATATTAAACCCGGAAGGGAGTTTATTGACCTCAACAACCGAAAAGCCAGCCGGATAAAGGCACGAAACATCTTCTGAAACGGAACGGATTATATTTTCGGAGTCAATGCACAGCTTATATTTTTTGGTGAATTTACTCAGTGATTCGTAAAAGTCCTGACCATCTTCACTACGAAAATACAGAAAATTGTTATCGTAGTCCTGGTCGTCAGGAATGTATCTCGTTACGTTTTTTAGCTCCATTATATTTGCCTCAATTATCCGTTGATTGTACGCCAGCCATTACCAACCCACATCTGCAATGGTCTGTACGCAAATGTCACACCGTAAGCCGTTGTTGGGTCGTGTCTGGCCTGTGTTAAAAAGCAGCCAGCAGGTGCTTCTGCTGGTCCATATTCATCTACTTTACCAGGCCATACAGGAGCACCGCGCTGGATATTCTGGACGTAGCGGGCGTCAAAATTACTGTAATTACTAGGGTAAATATTGCCGTTTACACTCAGCTCAATTCCACCGTCTGGCCTTCGCTGGCTGTATAAATGCCATCCCTGATCGTCGCTCAGCTCAACGACTGTTGGACGTTCTCCACCTCCCCACAGACTGAAACCGGCATTCAGTGCAGAATTGTTACCACTCGATAACGTCAGTGTTTTTCCGTTGCCGGCGCGCACGACACCAGTAGCGCGAATATCTGCCAGCATGTGCAGCCCGGAATTGTCGATATAACCGACCTGGGCATTATTGGCATAAATACCCAGAACGCCGTCACTGTGCCACTTAAACCCTGTATCGTTATCGCCGAATACAATCGAATTACCGCCCAGTGCATTGTCAGTACCAATACCTAACGGACCGTTAAGCCGCCCCCCGGTAATCGGCAATGCACCCACATCACCGGCTGAAGGTTTATTTGCGGTGTTGTAGTCAATAACCCACGGACGGCTGATATTCGGTACCGTTCCCCAGTCCTGGCGCTTTGCGTTCGCGCCCATATGCGCGTAATAATGCTGAAACCAGACTTCCCCGATTTTCTCAACAAACAGATATCCATAGCTGTACAGCTTACTGCCATCCGGATAGGTGGGAAAATCAGTGACCGTATCAGAATTCGACACCGCCACCCGCCACCATCCTGGAGTATTAGCTGATGCCATCGTGCCGTTATCGGTAATCTGCCCAACAGCATCGGCGGAAATGGCCCCCACATCTGACGCCCACAAAGTGATATCACCGGTCAGTGGTTTATTGTTAACCCGGCGCGTTGCCGGGACGGCATTTTTTGCCAGATTTATCGTTTCTCCTAAACCAACGTTTCTGAAAATACAGAAAACGGTCGTAAATGGCATGATCACAGCCTTTTGTGGGGTGCTTATCATGCAAATTGGCTATGTGCGTGTGTCAACAAATGACCAGAACACCGATTTACAGCGAAACGCGCTGAAGTGCGCAGGATGTGAGCTGATATTTGAAGACAAAATAAGCGGAACTAAAGCAGAAAGGCCGGGGCTAAAAAAACTGCTTCGGACATTAACTACAGGAGACACACTGGTCGTATGGAAGCTCGATCGTCTTGGTCGCAGTATGCGTCATCTGGTCGTTCTGGTAGAGGAGCTGCGGGAGCGTGGTGTTAATTTCCGCAGCCTGACCGACAGCATAGACACGTCGACGCCAATGGGGCGTTTCTTTTTCCATATCATGGGTGCACTCGCTGAAATGGAGAGGGAATTAATCGTGGAAAGAACCTGTGCCGGGCTTGCCGCTGCGAGGGCACAGGGGCGAATCGGTGGCAGACGTCCAAAGCTCACCCCGGAGCAATGGGCGCAGGCCGGGCGCCTGATTGGGGCAGGAGTACCGCGACAGCAGGTAGCGATTATTTATGACGTGGGACTGTCAACGCTGTACAGAAAATTTTCTGCGAGATGCTGAAAAGGTGCCGCTGCTTCGTCGTATGCAAGAACGGGGGCGGCTGACTGGCGATCGTTCGATAGTGCGAGTATTGAATGGTTGCCAGTCGCGGCGGATTCTACTGGTTAAGAATGACTAATCAATGTGTTTAATCTGAAACCAGGCATCTGTTCAACTTTTCGTGATCGCTTTTGTTGGCATCACTATTAAGCCTTCGTCTACATGGGCATTTGGCATCGGGAGTCCACCAGTGGAAGAGGTCGAGTGATGTATTGGGCTGTGAGTTTGTTTAGTCGGGGGATTACGAAAAAAATGACATACCGATCGAGCCGAAAGGAAGATGATACCAGAGGTGGGACTTGAAAACCTTTGGGGCACCAGTGGGGCACTTTTAGTCGGTGAAGTTCGCCAATTTTGATTTCCTTAAAATCAATAAACCCTGATTTAATGCGCTCCTGGACGATTTTAGCTGATTTTCATGGTGGTTGATGTGGCCATACTCACTTCCTGTAAAGATATGGGCCTGTTTTAAAGTAGGTCATTTGTCGTTTGTCGAAATCACTACCAAACACCGTATAGCCAGGGGGTAAAGTGTTAATATAATGTTGTGAATTTAAGGGGTTGCTTTATAAAATGTTATTCCTCTATATTCAAACCGCCAGAATATAGAGATTATGCTATTTAATTTGACATTGATCACAGTATTATGATGAATGATATTGATTCTCATTACTTTTGTGTTAAATGTAAATAAATGGTAATTTTAGAGGATATATGTTTTGCAGGAATCCAGAAAAATAAAAGGCGGTAGTATTGTGATTGCAGGTGGCATTAACTTCATGGTTTTTTATTTTATTTTTTCCATGTGGGATATCAGCATCAATGATAAACCTTTCTTTTCAATAGGAAGGCTTGTTTTATCTATGTTCTGTGTTTTGTGTGTTTATTTTTTAAGCTCACACTTCTTTTTATTTTATAACAAAATGAAGGTTTTTTTTCATGAGAGAACTTAATGAACATGAGATTAAATGTGCTGCTGGTGGTCAGGATTATGGTCGTGAGATAGCTCAAGGCGCTGGGGCCGCAGCTGGAACATTTGTAGCGGGAGGTGGTGGGGCTATTGTTGGCCCTATCGTGGCAGGAATGGTGTATGACTGGGCATCAAACAAGACTCCAGATTCAGCTCTTTCTCCATCTGGACTAGGCAGCACTCTTAAAAAGAAACCAGAAGGACTTCCATCTGAAGCCTGGAATTATGCTGAAGGCAGGATGTGTAATTGGAGCCCGAATAATCTCAATGATGTTTGCAAATAA